CGGAGCTGCTCAGTCATCAGAGGGCTCCTCCGGCTTCGGCTCGTAGGCGAGGTCCGCCGGCGGCTCGGGCGGAGACTCCTGAGCCGGAGCCTTGGCTTTCGCCTTCCGCTTGGGCTTCGGCTTGGCGTCGGGCTCCGGCGCTGCGCTCGGCAGCGCGGAGAAGTCGATCTGGCGGGCAGGCTCAGTGAAGCGTTGAGGGCTGTCTGCGGGCTTGCCTGCTTCGTACTCTTGGAGCCTGCTTCGGATCTCGTGCGGGATGTCGTCGATGCCGATCAGTGCCGCGTCTGCGGGCACTTCCTCGACTTTTTCCAGCTTGTGATACTGGCCGGTCTTCTGAGCGATCTCGCACAGGTACGGCGAGCGCAGGTCGACGACCTCGCCGGCTCGTGCCCAGATCATGGGCTTGCCGTCCTGGGACGGCCAGTGGAGAGCGCGGCCTCGCAGGACGCGGTGGAAGCCTTCACGGCCAGGGACTTGCTGGAACTTGTTCATGTCTTTCGGGCAGGTGTGGGGGAGCAGAGGCCCCCAGAGCCCTGCCAAGCTCTGAGGGCCTCCTGGGAAGATCAGACGAGGACCTGGAACGCGAGTTCATCGGCCCCACCAGCGGAGGCGTCGATGTACTCAGCGGTGTTGGCGCAGCCGTACAGGACGCCGACGACGCCCATGTCGCAGACGCCTCCGGTGCCGGTCGTGGTGTCCAGCTTGATGTAGCGGGACTGCTGCTCAAGGTCGATGACACCGTGCAGCACGGTGTCGTCGTCGGTGGCCGCGATCGTGAATGTCGCGCCCGAGATCGTGGCGAAGCCACTGCCGCTCGTGTCTGAGGACTGCACGTTGATCGTGCCATCCGCAGTCGCGGCGTTGGTTCCGAGGTTGACGGCGACATGAAGCCAGCGCCAGCCCTTGGTGTCGAGTTCAACGCCAGCCGGGGTCGCACCCGCGCTGTGCGCGTCAGGATCGAGGAGCTGGACCACGCGCCCAGCCGAAGTGAAGTCTGTTGCAGCCATTGAAATGGTCTCCGATCAGAGGTTGGTCGTGTCCAGGTTCTGCGTGACGCAGAACGCGGTCGGCTGGGTGACGGCCACATCAACGTCGATGTAAGCCACGATGTGCGTCTGGCGCTTCTGAAGAGCGTCGTCCGCGACGTTGGAAGCCTCGATGCTGAGGTTGTTCCAGGTAGCGAGCACGGCCTTCGAGAAGTCCCCGAAGATCGCCTCGGTGTTTGCGCCCGAAGCAAGCTGCGTCGTGCGGCGGTAGCGGTAGCCGAGGATGAAGTCCTCAGCGCCTGCCGAGAAGATCTTGCGACCCATCTCCAGGTGATCGGCGGTGCTGTCCTCGCTCTTGATCTGGCGAGCAGCCCGCAGGAATCGGTTGGCGACGGCGAAGCCAAGCGACTGCGCTCCGGTGAGCGCGTTGGCGTCAGCCAGCGTGTCCTCCATCGCAAGCAGATCGGTGTAGAAGTCGGCGGTGACGACTGCGCCGGAGCCCGAGGTCGCTGAGGTGAAGTCGACGGTGTTCACGCCGGCGGTGTTGTAGATGCCGATCGGGTTGCCGTCAGCGCCGGTGCCCTTCAGGATCCACTCGTTCCACTTCAGCGCAAGCTCCTCCGCCATGCGACGGCGGATGAACTGGTCAGCGCCAACGCCGAGCTGCAGGAACCTGCGGCTGGCCTTGACGTAGGACTGAGCGCAGTGGGGCTCCAGGCGGTGGTTCCCGAAGCTGAGGTCCGTCGCCGTGTTGGCGGCGTTCTCAGCCACGTTGTCGACTGCCGGGCCGCTGACCTCGCGGGGGATCTCAACGACGCCAGCGCCCGTCACCGGGAGCTGCGTGATGCCAAGGTCCATCGCGATCACCTGCGGACGCAGGAGCGGGATGATCTGGTCCTCAAAGACCTGGGTGGGGACGAGGAAGCCACCTGCCGTGTCCGGCACGGTGCCCATGTCGTACAGCTCGCGCGACATGGCAAGCTCCATCGGGCACTCCTTCTCGGGGTTGCCGAGGGTGAGCCCTCGGAAGACGCGACCGAAGTTGTAGGTCTCGCCCTCGTGGGTCTCCTCCATCGAGCCGGGCAGGTTGTGCTTCCTGCCCTCCTTCTCGGCGGCGTCCTGCTCCGCCTCCCAGCGGTTCATGCGTTCGGTGACGACGGACATCGCGTTCGTGACGTCCACCATGTTGGCCTTGACGGCCTCCGAGACCTCGTCTCGAAGGAGCGTGCGGAACTCCTGCCGCTTCTCGTCCCGGCCCTTCTCGATGTTTTCGTCGAGCATATTGGGTTCAGTTGTCGGGCGTGAAGCCCAGGTCTCTGGCGAGGGTGTAGAGGTCCGAAGAGCCGTCGCCAGTTGCCGGCTCGTCGGTGGAAGGTGCGGCGCTCAACTCAGTCAGCGCCTCGTACAGGTCTGTCTGGGACTGGACCTTGATGTCGTCCAACTCCTGACGGAGCGAAGCGATCTCGGTGCGGAGGTCGTCGAGTTGCTCTCGCGCCTTGACGTCTGCGAAGGTGATCGGGTTCTGCGCGTTGCTGATCTCGGTGCTGTCCCAGCTGACAGAAGCCTCGGCCTCCGGCTCAGGCATTTCGGGGACCGTGACCGAGAGCTTCGTGGCTGTTCCACGGTCTCGGGCCAGCGTCTCGCGGAACTCTCCGAGCACGCTATCCGCGTGGATGCCAGCCTCCGCGAACTCTGCGAGCTTCTGCTCCAGCAGGTCCGTGCCGTCTGCGCTGAGCAGCCGGGCGTTCTTGTCGCGCCCGAGCGGCGTGATCGAGAACTCGATCAGGTTGGCTTTCTGGATGACGGCGGAGAACGGCTTCATACCCATCGTCTCCTGCTCGTCCTCGGTGGGCGGACGCATCTTCATCACGTCGAAGCCGACGCTGCCGTTGCTCAGGAGCTTGGCCTCCACAAGGTCCTCGACGAGGCCGGCGAAGTCATAGATCGCTCGGTCTGCGAACTCAACGTCGCCGGTCAGGGCCTTGAAGGTCTTGCCGCCCTTCCGCAGCTCAACGCCCTTCTGCATCGCCGTCACCTTGCCGATCGGCGGGCGCGACTCTTGGATGTTGTGGTCGTAGAGGACGTTGCTGCCTCGGTACACGAACTCCTTCGTGTCCCAGGCGTTCGCCATCACCTTGTCCTTGAGGGGCGGGATCAGGTCGTCGCTGACCATGACGTAGCCGTAGCTCCGCCGGCCCATCTTGTCCTCGTCATCCTTCTTGCCGCGACCGTAGCTCGCCTTGCCCTTGCTGATCTTCGTCAAGGTCGAGAACTTGTGACCCACGCGAGTGTCGCTGGGCTCGCCGTCTCGGTAGACCTGGATCAGGGCTGCCGGGTCGTCCTCAGTGCCCTTGACCTTGAAGTCGGCACCGGGGACGTTGATGGTCCCTTTGCGCTCAATGCGCTCGATGCGGCCCTCGGCGCTGCCGCCGGAGCTTCGCCAGCGGACCATGTCGCCGGTCTTCAGGCCGTCTGGGGCTGCGTATGCCTCATCGGTCAGGGCGTAGCGCAGGATGCCATCACCAGCCTCCTGGCGTACCTGCATCCAATCCTCGGCGCTGACGCCTGCAAGGTCGGCATCGGTGACGGTGCCTGCGCGGAACTTCTCGACGAGCTGGGCGTACTTCATGCGATTTCGATGTCAGGGTCGTCGAGCGCGTCTCGGCGCTCCACGGCGGTGTAGGTACACCGGCAGTTGATGACCTCGCTGGCACTGCCATTCGGGTCGTGCGGGTAGCGCAGGCCGTTCGGGAACAGCTCCCCCATTGTGCGGACGAGGCCGTTGGCGGAGATGTGCGTCGGGCGGGTGAACTTGTCGTTGCTGGCTCGCCACCGGATCTTCGTGACGTTGCTCGCCTCGTACTGGGTGAACTTGCCCTGGTTCTGAGCCTTGCCCGTCTCGGTCGCTGCGATAGTCGCCGCTCGCGCCTCCTTCGTGCCGAAGACTCGACGCAGCTCCTCCGTCAGCTCGGGGAGTGCCTGCTGTACTACCTGCCGCAGGTTGCCCGGAGGGTGAAGTTTCGTGAACACGCCAGCGATGGCGTCTCGCACACGGCGCTCAGTCACGCTATTCACGCCCTCGACGAGCCCGATGCGCTGAGTTGCGATGCGCTGGATGACGGTCGGGTCGGTGCTGCTCACCACGCCGGCCCCAAGCTCGCTGGCTGCGTCCTGCATCGCCTCCGCGAAGACCTCCGCAAGTCGGGCCTGCACGGCGACATCGAGCTTCTCAGCCCACTTGGGCGCGTCCAGGAGGATCGCAGCCCACGCCGCCGTCGTCAGCCCTTCAGGGTTGATGCTCTCGTCGAAGATGCTGAGTCGCCGGAAGCTGCCGTTGGCGATGCGTCGGAGCTTCGCGAGCTGGGCCTTCTCGTAGTCTTCGAGCCACTCCAGGGCTGCGCTGTATAGTGGCTTGTCGACGTAGTCGTCAAGGCCCTCGTGACGTGTGAGGGCAACGCCGACGCCATCATCCCACAGGTGCGCGTATAGCTCGCCGGCGTCCCGTTCCAAGGCCACCGGCTCTCCCACTCCTTCTCCGCAGCACCCTTCGACGCCGGCGTTGCTCTCCAGGCTGTTGCGGCCCGATCCGGGGTCGTATCCCCAGTTCTTCAGCGAGATGTCGCGCTTGCTCGGGCAGTCTCCAACGGGCTTGCCCCGAGGCATCCCTCGCATCCGCGAGATGAACGAGATTGCCCTGTTGGCGGCCTTGACCTCGCGGGTGCCCCACTCGGACTTCTTCTTCCGCATCAGCGCCACGTTGCGCTTGATGACGGCTCCAGGGTTCAGCGAAGCCTTGCGGCTGCACTCGGTCTCGCCCCACGCCTCAAGGCTGCTGGCACTCATGTTGACGACCTTGCGCCACGCGGCGTACACCTCGTCGACCCTCTCCTTGTCGGCCAGAGTCGTGCGGCTGGCCTGCTCGGTGTCGTCGTCCTCGGTGTCGTCGTCCTCGGGCTCCTGGGGCTCCGGCGCAGGCTCTGGCTCAGGCGCGTCAAGGTCAATGAGCGTGGCGAGGCCCCACTTGCGGTCGCCTTCCTCCGGCTGCTCAACCTCGACCCCCTGCTGCTGGAGCACCTCGTTGTACGAGACACCGATGCCCTTGGCGGAGATGTTTGCGGCTCGCTCCAACTGCTCGCCCACGTCGCGCTGAAGCGCCTCAATGTGGCTGCTGTTGAAGTAGGCGACGGTCCCCTGGGGGCTGCCGATCCGCAACATCCGAGGCAGCAGATCGTTCGTCAGAACGTCCGCCGTGCTGTTTGCCAGCGACAGGATCCCGTTGGGACCGGTCCACAACTCCCTGTGCGCCGTCTCGACGTTGTTGTAGGTCGCGTTGTCGTACACCCCTACGCAGGGAGGCGGCACGCCGAGGCCAGCGAGGATGCTGTCCCTCAGCCAAGTCAGCAGCGTCTCGTACTGCATATCGCTCGGCTTCACCGGGTTCGGCACGAACTTGGCGCTGCTCTGCAAGAGCTTCATGCGGCGCTGATTTGGGCCGCTGAACTCGTCGTCAGCAAGCTCCTGCCGGCGCTGCATCTCCGCAGCGTCTACCTCGTGGTCGTAGATGATGAAGCCGCCAGGGTCCCCGCCGTTGCGGACGCTGGCGTCCATCGCGCGGAACGCCTGGAAGTAGAGGTCGGTCTCCCGCTCCAGGGAGTCAACGTCGCCCAGACCCCGTGCGAAGTTGTAGGGGTCGTAGTCGCGGTAGTGGACGACCGAGCCCACGGGGAAGGCTGGGCTGACCTTGCTGCTCTGCCGGCTGTAGGAAGTCGTGTAGCGGTACGTCGCGGGCATCCCGCCGGCGTCGTACTGGATCTCGACGAGGCTGCCTCGCACAGGCACCACGCTGGCCGGCATCGCCCCGAGCAGGCGCGTCTGAGCGTTGCTCTGCACCGGGTCGCCGTTCTCGTCCATCATGAACCAGATGCACTCGCCATCGTGCTTCATGTTGATGGCGTGCGCCCTCCAGAACTGCGTCGGCGTCATGACCCGGTTCGGGTCCGCAAGCAGGTCGAGGAGCGGGTGCGAGGCCAGTGGCTCGACGCCCTGGTCTGGCTCCTGAGGGTAGAGCTGCAGCGGCATCCGCACGAAGCCCTCGCTGATCGCCTTGATGCCTGCTCGGACCCAGACGTTCTCCTCGTAGGGACGATCTGACTCCTCGCGATCGGCTACTGGGTTCGCCAGCTTGTAGAGGTCGCTGCTGCCGACGACGCTCAGCAGCTCGCTCGCGCCCTCCCGTAGCTTGCCGGTGTCGTCGAAGAAGCGGCCCTCGCCCGTCTGAGCGGCCACCTTCTGTAGCAGACTCCTGCCTGCCTTGGCCTTCCAGAGAGGCTCCGCACGGGTTGCGCGGTGCCACTCAAGTCGGTCTCGGGACCTTGCGTCAGAGGACTCGTGGGCGATCACAGCGCCTAGGAGGCCCCTCGCGCCTGCTGGAATCACGCGCAAACTCTAGATTTTCTCAGCGGTTGATCGTGTAGATCAAGGCTGCCCCCACGACACCGACCTGCCCAGTCAGCTCCGTACCGTCCGCGATAGCTGTTCGCGTGAGCACCCCCACGATCTGCCCTGCCGTTGCGGAGGCGTACACTGCCGTACTCAGAGGGATCGTCACGATTTGCAGCGTGCCTGCCGTGGCCCCAAGGGCGATGTCGCCCGAGGCGGCAGACTGCGCTCCGGTGCCCGCGACCGGGTTGGCGCTCGCCGTCACGGTGTCTGAGGCGAAGGTGAGGGCGGCCTCCTTGCCTGTCTCCGTCGTCAGGGGCATCAGCGCGACCTGGAGGGACGGGGCCGCCGTGATGTCCGCCCTTGGGGGAATCGGAACGGTCACGCTGAGCGTCTCAGAGAGGTCGAACGCCCACGCTGCGACGAAGGCCGTGTTCAGGCTTGCTGGGCTTCCTGGGCCTGTCAGGAGCGAGCACGGGACTGCTCGGGAGGTGACTCCGTTCAGGATGTCGGGGATCTCCGAGACGAGCGTGCTGGCGGTCAGGGTCGTGTAGGCCATGCGGCCACCCTCCTGGGCCGCTGGGCCGGCGTCAACGAAAAAAGGCCGCCCGGTGGGGGCGGCCTTGGCCGAGGGCGGCGGAGGGCGATCAGCGCTGGGTGACGCGCTCCATCGCACTGATGGCGTCGTCCAGCTCGGAGCGGATCTCAAGGATTCGTTCCGCAGCGCGGCTGTACCCGTCACACTCAAGGATGTCCCAGATGTCGGTGAGCACCGAGCGCAGGAACACCGTGCGGGACTTGCCCTCGACGAGGTCTGCGAACTTCCAGTTGACGTTGATGCCGCGAGCGCGACGGTAAACCTCAACGGCGGGGACGTTTTCGCAGGAGGCCGTGTCGAAGATCGACTCCGCGCGGAGGTAGGTCAGCGCAGTACGCGCCATCGCGTTCCAGCAGAAGGAGGGGATCCGAATCGAGGGGCCGGGGTGGTTGGCAGTCATTGCTTCGTAGGGGTTGCTGGCGAGGGCTGATTCCCTCGACACACTTACTTTCGGCTCTTCGGCTCGTTTCCGCAAGACCTTTTTCCGCTTCTGTCGCGGAAATCCTCAGAGGTCAAAGTCCTCCGCCTCGACGACCAGCTCCGCAGCGCCCTCCGCTGCTCGCCGGATGTCGAAGTGACTGTGACTCGGGCAGGTGTCGTGCGGGTCTGGGTTGACCTCGCCAGCCTCGTGCCTCTCCACAGCCGCCACGAGCGCCTCTCCTGCGTGCGGGTAGTTGAAACGGATCTCGGCTCGCTGCACCGGGCAGAGCCGGGAGAGGAGCACCCAGCACGACTCTAGGGAGTCGTCCAGCAACTCGGTGTTCTGGATTTCCTCGATGTCGCTGTCTCGGTCTTGGGTCCACGAGAACAGGAAGCCATGCGCCTCGTGCTCGCACCAGTATTCGGTCGGGTCGTGTCGCTCAGGAAGAGGCATCAGAGCACCTCCGGCTTGCTGCTCATGGCTGCTTGGATCTTGGCGCGGATGCGCTTGCAGTAGCTCCGGCGGCGGCTGGGGCTCGTGCCGTAGCGGTGCGGGTAGCTCTCCACATGATCCAGGTGATCGAGGAGGTCCCACCATGTCGAGCGGGTGAGGAGATTCATGCCGGTCACGGTGCGGGACTCAATGCAGCACCAGCGGCGCTCGGCGCTGGTGAGGCGAAGTCCGTGGATCTGGCGGTCACGCTCCTGGCGCTCGGCCTTCTGGCGGTCGTCGGCCTTGCGGTCGGCTGCGGTGAGGATGATCTGACGGAAGGGGTCGTTCATGGGATCTTGCTAGAGAGGTGGAAGGGGATCAGGCACCGTGCGCGGCGGCTTGCTCTTCGGTGATGGCTCCTGCGGCAAGAGCGGCTTGCGCGAGGATTGCGCGGACGTGTGCAGCGCTTCCGGCTTGGCTCCAGTTCGCTCCGTAGCAACCGTCGCGGCTGTCGAGGATGGCTTGGGCAAGTTGCTCGATCGCGAAGTTGTGTTGGGCGAGTGCGGCGTCGGCGGTCTTAGTGGTGTCGGTCATCGGTTCGTAGGGGTTGCTGGCGAGGGCTGATTCCCTCGACACACCTACCTTCGGCTCTTCGGCTCGTTTCCGCAAGGTCTTTTTCGGATTCTTTTGGGAGCGGGCCTCCAGGGCACGAAGAAGGCCGCCCCGTCAAGGGCGGCCTGTTGTGGGTCGAGCGGGATCAGCGAGCGGCGTAGAAGTCGTAGTCGTAGCCGCCGTCCTTGAGTCCGTAGCTCGGGCTGAGGTCGCGGCGCTGTCCGAGGTAGACTTCCTTGCCGCCGGGGAGGACAGCGTGCCAGCGGCTCATGCCGTCTTGGTAGACGACGGTGCCATCCGCGAGAAGGATGTCCGTCTGGCCGGTGTAAGCGTCAGCGGGGATGATGGTCATCGCGTTCTTGGGTTCGAGTTGTCAGGGTCGTCGAGGGCTCGTTCCCCCGACCTCCTAACCTTCGGCTTTGCTGTCCGTTTCCGCAAGTCCCTTTTCCGATTTCTCGTCTACGTGCCTCCATGTCTTCCGAGTCACGACGTAATGAATCGCCACATGGCTGACGCCGTACTTCTGCCCGAGGGCTGCTAGGGTCGCGCCCTGGGCGGCCTGCTTGCGGATCGCGCGGACACTCTGGGCCGTCAGGCGGGCCATGCCGTTCTTCTCGCCTTTGCGGTTCTCAAGTTTCATGCGGTCACCTCAATGTCCATGCGAGCTCTCACGAACGCCTCCGCTTGCGGAGCGCAGAGGGCGTTGCCGTAGGCGCGCAGGCGTCCCACTCGGGCGGCAATCCCATCAGCCAACGGGAAAGAGCCGGGTTCAATCGGACGCCATCGGGGACCGCTCGGGTCGTTACAGTAGACCCACTCCGCACAATCCCAGAACGTGCTACTCCCGCAGGTCCCGCCAGCCGAGACTTCTTCACTAGGTGCTCTAGGTCCAGAGCCTGTCCTGTGTCCTTGTGATCTCGCGCTGTCGGGGTCGGCCACGCAGCTCGACTTGCGGGAACCGCTAGGCGCGACTTGGACTGCAGGGTTTCTGGATCGAAGTTGGTCCAGCTGTCCTTGTGATCTCGTGAACACGGCGTCGGCCACGAAGTAGAGTCGCTGCCGCCTGTGGGGAGCCCCGACGCCCGCAGCGCAGGTATCAAGGCCGCTGACGGTGTAGCCCTCTCCGTCCAAGTCAGCTTGAACAATGTCGAACCATGCGAGGCCGTCCTTGCTCGAAACCTGCTCGCCAAAGATCGTGCTCGGGCGTCGTGCTTGAGCGAGCCAAAGAACGGCAGGCCATGCGTGCCGCTCGTCAGAAGTCCCTGCTCGCTTGCCTGCCGCGCTGAAAGGCTGGCACGGGCAGGAGGCTGTCCAGACGGGTCGGTCGTCGGGCCAGCCTGCGGATCGCAGGGCGTGGCTCCAGACTCCGATCCCTGCGAAGAAGTGACACTGTGTGAATCCATCAAGTTCCTCCGGTGCGATATCCCAGATCGAACGCTCGTCCACGACGCCTGGAGCGATGTGCCCCGCGTCGATTAGGTTCCGCAGCCACTGCGCTGCGAATGGGTCGATCTCGTTGTAGAAGGCAGTCATCCCAGCAGCCTTACAAATTCCGGCACGGATTCCCATCAAATAAAGAACGGCACGCGCCTCGAGCTGCCCCTCGAGAACGAGAGGACCCACGCATCCGCGAAGTCAGGCGACCGCCCGTCCATCCTCGAGCGGATCTTCTCCTTCGGCTCAATGCGGAGCTGCCCGTTCCCGCTGAACTCGTACTGGATCAGGTTGCACTCGCGCCAGATCGTTCGGCGGTACGCTTCGGGCACCGAGGCTAGGCCCTGGTCCAACGCGCAGCGTGCGGC